CGAGGGCTCTTCCCTGAATCGCGTGAGCCAGCGTGCCGCACAGGCCGTGTCCTACCTAAGTGGCGCGAATCACATCCAGAAGCTGTTGCACAGGGCATTCCTGCCCGTCTTTGCCGAGGACGTGCTGCGCACGATTCGCGGCAAGAACGGGGGTATGTCATTGGAGCGCATGGTTGACCTGGGGTTAGACCACGGGACCATGACGCGCATCAAGACGCAACTGGACAAGTACGACGCGGGGCGCGAGCGCGGCGGGAAGCTTAATTGGGATATGTGGGACGACCAGCAGGCTGCCGACGAACTCAAGAATGCCTTTCATCGTGGGACTTACCAAGTGTTCCAGCGTGCCATGGTGGGCGAGCAGCCCATGTGGATGACCGATAGCACGATAGGGGCTCTGGTCGGGCAATTCCGCCGTTTCGGCATGATTGCGGCAGAAAAGCAGGCAGCGCGCAACCTTGCTATCGGTGACGATCATACTGCGCTGTCCTTCGTGTTCGGGGCGACGTGGGCGACGATGCTGTATTACGCACGGCTGGAAGCGAACACGGCGGGGATGTCGGACGAGGAAAAGGAGAAGTTCATCGAGCGCCAGACGACGGGCTTTCGGATGGCAGCCGGCATCCTGAACCTGTGGAATGCGAGCGGGGTCTTGCCCGAAGGTGCGCAGCTATTAGAGGTCTTGTTCGGCGGCGCACAATTCCAGCAGACAGGCGTGCCGGTTGCAGCGCTGGGCTGGCTGCGCAACCTGCAAGGTGCGGGCAATCAGATTGGTTCCACCCTGACGGGGCAGACCGAGGACAACAAGCAACTCATCCGCAGCCTGTTCCGCCTGTTTCCGGGCGGAAACACCATCATGGGGTCGTGGCTCATGAACGAGATGACTTCCGACTAACCTGTCAAATCAAGGGCTTGGCGAATCGCTGCCCTGGAAGACACAACACGGGTAGCCTTTGACTGCCCGACCAACCTCAAGGAAACCATGACCTCCAACGTACTATTGCCGTGGATTCATTCCGCAGGCGAGGACGGGGAGCGCAAGTCCATACAATCCTTCCAAGGGAACGGGACAACCGGTCCCTGGGAGTTCAATTTCGCAGGCGGGTACATCGAGCGCTCGCACGTCAAGGCGTACCGCTACGATCCCGCCTCCGCGACTTCGCACCCTCAAGTCCTTACCTTCATTGGGCAGAATCAAGTCACGACCAGTGACGCGATTCCCCCGACACAATATCTCGTCCTGTATCGGGACACCCCGAAAGACACCCCGCTGGTGGACTACAACGAGGGGGCAGTGCTCAACGAAAAGAATCTGGACGTGACCGCCCAGCAGGCGGTATTCGCCGCTGCGGAAATGGTGGATCGCTTCGATTCCGTGAACGTGACCAGCAACGATGCGATCCAGCGTTCGGTACTTGCGCTGGATACGGCGAACACGGCGCTGGGCAATTCCGCCACTGCCGTGTCGGATGCTGCGAATGCTGTGACCACAGCCAACGCGGCCAGTGCGGCTGCGACCGATGCTGTGACGACGGCGAACGCTGCTGCGGCCACGGCCAATGGCATTGACGCCAAGGCGCAGCTTGCGCTGGACACTTCCATTGAAGCCGTCAACACGGCGACCATGGCGTACTCGACGGCCATCTCCATTGACGCCAAGGCCACGCAGGCGCAGACCGATGCGGCGGCGGCGCTGACAGCTGCGACCAGTGCGGAAGCGAAGGCAGGCACGAAAATCCCTGACCTGCCCGAAGCGCCGAATGTCAATGACGCACAGCAATTCGAGGTCAATGATGGTGGCGATAGCTACCGCGTGAATTTCCAGATGGTGCACAACGAGCTTAAAAACCGTTTCGATGGGGATTACGCTGCGCTGAACCACAATCACGACGGCGTGTATGCCCCGGCCAATCACACGCACACGGCAGCGCAAATCAGCAATGCGTCACAGGTAGGACAATCTGTCCTGACTGCCGCCAACGCTGCCGCAGCGCGTGCCGCCATCGGTGCAGGCACCAGCAACTTGACGCTGGGCTATTCGGCAGCACAGGCCAAGCCGGGGAATTGGGTGCCAGACATCAATGGCACCAGCGGCTATCTGCCCTACTGGCGCGTTACGGGCGGACCCAGCGCCGCGTTGCCTGATGCGTTTGCCGTGGGGAGCTATACCCTAAGTTACGTGACAACCGAGCCTTTGATTCCTGTTGGTGGCGTATTTGCCGGGTCGCGTATCTCGAATGGTGGGGGTGCGCCGGGTACTTGGCGAAATATGGGTGCATTGCGGGCGGGTAAGCAAAACTACGGTGGTCCTTCTAAACCGAAAATTGACATGAGCTCAACCCCCAACGTATTCCTGAGGATCGCGTAATGGAAGCCCAAAACCCCAAATACTCTGCACCAGACAATTCGTCCATAACCTTGGACATCAATCACCCCGACTATGGCTGGATACCTTTTACCGCGACGGCCAGTGATCCTCTGGGGGCTGACCTCTACGCGCAGGCGATCAATGGGGACTTCGGGAACCTTGAAGCTTACGACGGCCCCCCGGCGGACGAACTGCTGGCCGACCAGATGCGCGCCCAGCGCAATACGCTGCTGGCGCAACTGGACGCCCTCGTCAGCAACCCGCTTCGCTGGGCAGAATACACCGCCGAGCAGCAGGCGGCGCTTGCGGCGTACCGCCAAGCCTTGCTGGACGTGCCGCAGCAGGAAGGGTTTCCGTCAGAGATCGCCTGGCCGGAAATGCCAGCGTTTTGAATACCGGAGGGGCGCACAGGCTACCAAAGTTTTAAAGCAGATGCCAAACCGAACAGCGCCACCATCATTGCACCCAGCTTGATGAGCAAGCGGTTTTCCATCGCCAACATGTCGCTGCGCAGCCGCAATTCAAGCTCGCGCAGGTCTCCTTTGGTTGCCAGCGCCGAGGCGTGATCCGCCAGTGCCGTGTCCAGCACACGGCGCATGGCCTTGGCCTGCGCTTCGGCTTGTCTGTCGGGTACGTCAGCAGCTTTAAGTTCGTTGACGTATTCGAGCGTATCGAACGTGATTGCCATGCGTGGTGCTCCTGATGAGAACCAAAGTGTATCACCGCCCCTCCGTAACCCCAACCACAAGGAATCCCATGATTGAACACACCGACACCGTAACCCGAGCGGGCGCGAACGTTGGTGTCGGCGCTGCTGGCACTTCGTACACCTACCTGGGTTTGCCCATGGCCGACCTCGTGGGTCTCGCGACCCTCGTTTACCTGCTGTTCCAGACCATCGTCCTTGCGCCGAAGGCATTCGCCACTTTGCGCAACTGGTTCACACGCTGGAGGAACCCCCATGGCTAAAGCCACCGAAGCGGCACTGTCCACCCTGCACGGCGTGGTGGCCGCCGAGCTTACCCGGCGCATTCTGGAAAGCGAGGCCAGCGCCGCCGACATCGGCGCAGCCATCAAGTTCCTGAAAGACAACCACATTACCGCCAGCATTGAAGACAACCAGGCGCTGACTGACCTCAAGCACAAGCTCAACGAGAAGCTGGCAAAGCGCAAGGGCAACCTCGTGCTGCTGCCCACTGCTGCCATCCCAACGCCAGAGGACATTGACGACGTGCTCGACGGCATTGCCCATCAGGTGCAGTAATGGCGCAGCGCGAGAACGCCGAAGAGGCGCTTGTCCGCTGGAACATGCTGGAACTGGTGCAAGCCGCGTATCCCACGTTCATCCCGTTCCTTGAGGACGTGATGACCGAGCTTGGCTTCACCACCACCGCTATCCAGCGGGACATCGCCGAGTTCCTGGAACACGGCCCGCACTACTTGATGATCCAAGCCCAGCGTGGTCAGGCCAAAACCACCATCACCGCCGCCTTCGCCGTCTGGCGGCTGATCCACGAGCCGCGCTCGCGCATCCTGATCCTGTCCGCAGGCGGCACGCAGGCCAACGAAGTGTCCACCCTGGTCGTGCGCATCATCATGACCATGGACGAGCTCGAATGCCTGCGGCCAGATCGCAACGCGGGCGACCGGACGAGCGTGGAAGCCTTCGACGTGCACCATTCCCTCAAAGGGCTGGACAAGTCGCCCAGCGTGGCGTGTATCGGCATCACGGGGAATCTGCAAGGCAAGCGCGCAGACCTGCTGATCGCCGACGACATCGAATCGCAGAAGAACTCGCTGACCGAACACCAGCGCCAGGCGCTGCTGAACCTGACGCGGGACTTCCCGTCGATTTGCGCAACAGGCCGCATCGTCTACCTGGGGACGCCGCAGTCGATCAATTCCATCTACAACACGCTGCCTGGGCGCGGTTACGCCGTGCGCATCTGGACGGGGCGATACCCCACGCAAGCACAGCTTGAGAACTACGGCGGGCTGCTGGCTCCGCTGATCCTGCGCCGTCTGGCTGCCAATCCGGAATTGGGCGCAGCCCGGCATGGCCCGCTGGGCGATCAGGGCGAGCCTACCGATACGGAGCTTCCCGCAGGAACCGAAGATTTCCTGTGCAAGAAGGAGATCGACCAGGGACCGAGCTACTTCCAGCTTCAACACATGCTGAACACCAAGCTGGCCGATGCCGACCGCTTCCCGCTGCGCCTGATCAAGGTGCAGGCCGTGCGTGTCGTGGGCGAGTTCTTCCCCATGACCATCCAGCCCGGACTGCTGACGCAGGAATCCATTGCCTACGAGATCAACGGGGCGACGTACACGCTTGGCGTGCCTTCTTCCACATCCGAGGATCGGGCGAAGCTGCAAGGCGTCATCATGCACGTTGACCCCGCAGGCGGCGGCAAGAACGGCGACGAGACCGGCTACGCCGTGGTGGGGTTTCTGAACGGCAACATCTGGGTGCTGGACGTGGGCGGCGTGCCTGGTGGGTACTCCGTGGAATCCTTCAAGAAGCTGGCCGGGATTGCCAAGCGTTGGCAGGTCAACCGCATCATCATCGAGAAGAACTTCGGCTTCGGTGCCTACCTGCACACGTGGCTGCCGATTCTGCGCGGCGAGTACGCCGACGTGAACAGCGGCGGCTGCGCCCTGGAAGAGGTCTACGAGACCGGCCAGAAGGAGCTTCGCATCATCGACACGCTCGAACCCGTGATGGCGCGTGGCGCGTTGATTTTCAACGACGACATCGCCCGGAAAGAAGCTGCGTCACTGGCTGGCTACCCGCTGGAAAAGCGCAACACGTACTCGCTCTTTCATCAGATCGCCTTCATTACCCGCGAGAAGCAATCGCTCATCCACGACGACCGCCTGGACGCCTTGGCAGGAGCCGTGCGGTACTGGGTGCGTCTGATTGGTATTGACCAGCAAGCCGTCATCGAACGCCAGCGCGAGCGGGATTTCGAGCAGTGGCGCAAGAACCCGATGGGGTATCCGAAAACCACCCCGCCCAAGCGCGGGTCACTCATGAACAAATACAAGAGGTAAGTATGAACTATGTCAATCTGCCTGACCTGCGCCACGTCGTGCGCGGCTTTGGCCTTCGGGTTGATGCCGCACGCGCCATCTCCCACGTGGAGACTGCGGCCATGAATGGCGCTGACGTTTCCAATGCGGCGCAATCCCTGGGCGACTTCTTCACTGCGTGCGCTCAAGCCGCCTATGCCGCAGCCGGGATCACGGGCAACTCTGCCCCTGCGCCCAAGCCCAAGAAGTAATGCCCGGAGTTCTCAAGAAAGTTGCAGGCACTGTGGCGGCAACCACGCTGGCAACCGGGATGATTCTGACCTTCGAGGGGATTCGCACCGCTGCCTACCGCGACCCTGTGGGAATCCCCACCATTTGTGCAGGCCACACAGAAGGCGTCAGAATCGGCCAGACGGCCACGATCTCTGAATGTGAGGCACTGACCCAGGAAGACACAGAAATCGCCATGGCGGCGGTTCTGCGGCTTTCCAGCGTACCTTTGAATCAGAACGAACTCGGAGCCTACACGGACTTCGTGTACAACGTCGGCGCGGGTGCCTTCGCCCGCTCCACGCTGCTGCGGAAACTGAACGCCGGAGACCGCCCCGGAGCCTGCAAGGAACTGCTGCGCTGGGTGTATGCAGGTACGCCGAAACAAAAGCTGCCGGGGCTGGTCAAGCGCAGGCAGGCTGAATACGAACTGTGCATGACGCCTGTGGGGGAACTGGCATGACCTTCGTGAGCAAGATACTGGCCGGTTTGCTGATCACGGCGTGCGTGTTCGGCGGGTTCCTGTTCCAGCGCAACCGGGTTCTCAAGCAGAGCCTGGCTGCGGAGCAGGTCAAGGTACAAGTCCTTGAGCACTCGCTCGTCGCTACCCAGAACAGCCTGAACACCTACGTGGCTCGCGCCAAGGCAACCACCAAGCGCGCTGCCAAGAACCAGAAGGAGTTAACCCGTGCATTGGAATCGAATCAGGATTGGCGCGATCAGCCTGTGCCTGACGCTGTTTACGACGGGCTGTACGGTCATCGAGCGCCAGCTACCGCCCGCAGCGCTACTCGCTGATTGCCCGGAACCAGCGCCGCCTGCGGAACGAACCAACGGTGCGCTGGCGCAGTCCGTGCTGGACTACCAGACGGCGCTGGATCGGTGTAATGATGACAAGGCGGCGTTGAGGGCTTGGGCGGAGTAGTCAGTCCGGCAACACCAACCCCGGCACGCGGTACTTCCCTACCGCCTCCACCAGCGGATGCAGCGGGAATGCCAACCCTCCGTAGCGCCTCGACACCTTCCCGCTCGCATGCCCTGACAAGGCATCCGAGACCTCCTCGGAAATCAGCAGCGCCCGGCAGTGATCCTTGAAGGAGTGCCGGAAGCTGTGGAACACCAGCTTGGGGTCGGTAATGCCGCAGACGGTGCGAAGGGATCGACTGAACCATTTGCCGAAGGCTGCCCCTTCTTCGCCGTTATTACTGTTCGGCGTCAGGCGGGAGAACAAACGACGACTGCCTTGCTGGTGCTCTACGAACTCCAAGAAGCCTCGGTTGATCAATTCCGTATGGATCGGAACCCGCCGCACGCTGCCGACGTTTTTGACCTGCTGTCCGTCGTCGGAATCCGTAATCCGCAACACCCACGCCTTTCTGTCCGCGCCAGTATCGTCCAGGTACATCTCCTCGTAGATGTCTTCGGGCTTAAGCTGGCATAGTTCCTCCCGACGCGCACCGTAGAACAAGGCGAGTAGCGGAATCCAGTACGCGGCCTGCCTGCCGATGTGCGGCGGGGCGGTGCCGTCCGCATAGATGGACAGGCGCGTGAATATCGCTTGCAGGTC